AGCTAAACAACCCAGAAGGTCTTAAAGAGTTTAGTCACAGTCTGTCGCTTGAGGCTGACGGTGTTACCGATGGTCCAATCAATGCCATGATGCATATGCTGTCTGGTAAGTTTAAGCAGGCTCAACTGGACAACCTTGCACGAGGTGGGTTCTACCCGAACCAACCCGGTCGAACAATGAATGACCACCGTGCTGTGGATGGTATGATTGATCTATATGAAACTGGAACTGAGATCCTGACCAAGAAGCTGGCAGTAGCTTTGAAAGAGTCTGGTAACAAAGGTCAACTGGGTGCAATGCTTCGTATCCTTGGTTCCTTTGGTGAAATCAAAATGACTGAAGAGGGTCTGGAGATTGGACGTGGGGTAATGAAGAACCCCCTTACAGTTGCTGTGTATGGTTCTGGTCTGGATGGCATCACCGACAAAGTAGCTTCTATCTTGGTTCAAGCAATCTATGAGCGTATGAGTGAGCTGGCAGAAGCCCAGCACCAAGGTATTGCTCTCGATCTGGATGAGCTGGGAGCCAAGAAATCCTATGATGGAATGGAGGCTGATTTCAAAGAAGTCTTTGGCTCCAATATCATGGATATGGCTGATGCTGAGAATTTCACATTCTCACCGGGTAATTTGGAGAACCTCAATCAGGCAATGGGTGAGCACTTCACCACTGCTGTATTTGAGTCGATCCAAGAGCTGATGGGGGAGACCATCGTAGCCACTCAGTTGGTTCAGAAGACCACTCAGCTCCAGTCTCTGGTCATGAAAGGTAAGTTCAAGATCGCTCTGGATGCTTTGTTCGCTGAGAAGCGGGCTGAAGAGGGTGCAATCAAAGAACTTCCAACACGTCAGGAATACATTGCTCTGTTTAAAGAACTTGAACCATTTGCTGCTGTGACACAGAATGAATCACAGGCATTGAACATGGGTACTGCTGAGCGTGGTGAGTCCACCATGAGGACTTCCTCTGCAATGGATGGTCAGTATCAGCAAGATGCTACTATGCCAGCTCCTTCGGCTGCTGGTGTACGTGGTGCTGTGTTCCTGATCCAATCTCAGGGTGATGCTACCATGATCAATAACGTCTATGACGGAACTGACATGAGCAAATCTACCCCAGTCTTCGATGGTATCGAGATGGCTGCACACCTGATGGATCAATATTCCACCCATATCAACGAGGCTGTATCCAAGATGTGGATGCAGAACCCAGTTGGGGATTTAGTCAATAGCTACAATGCTTTCATGCGGTTAGACCCTCTAGCTGATCTAGAGTCGATGGATAAAGCTTTGATCAAGGACATGGCCAAGGCTCTTAAAAAAGATCCAATGGAGAAGATCCCAAAGGAGACTGAGGCTCAGATCCACATGATCCGTCACCGTGCTCCCCAGCTTCAAACTCGCATGAAGCAAGTTAACAATGAGGTTTTGGCTCGTAAGAATACAATCGACAAAATCCAGTTCTCTACTGATAAGATGGCTGGAGCCGGAGCCAACTTTGATCATGATGGTATCATCATTGAAGGTGATTTGGTTGAAGGTATGAATGAAATTTATGACGAAGAGCTGGCTAAGCTGACAGAGAAGAAATTCGCTGTCGCTCCTGAGAATACAGCATTCGTCAAAGCTGTTGAGGCCAATGGCCAACACAATCCTGAGTCCGATACATTCACCATGAACGGTGCTACTGCTACAGTCCTGATGAAAGGTCTATCCAAGGAACAACAAAAGACTATGGATGCTTTGGCTCCCCATATCGACCCTGATCTGAAAGTTGTCTTTGGTACTCCAGAGGCACTGGCAAACTTCCGTGGTGATGATAACCCCGTGACTTTCAAAGGTCAGTACGATGGGAATACTAAGACCCTGTACATCGCCAACATGGCTCCTGAGACACTGCTACACGAACTGGTTCACGCTACCACTTATGCCAAGGTATTTGCCCATACCACCAATCAGGCTACACATGATGCAGTGTATCGAATTGAAGCATTGATGGATGATTTCATTGTTGCTGATCACCAGTATGATGATCAATCTACTCAGGACGCTGTTACAGCCACCTTGAAGACCATTGCAGGTCACTTAGCCAAGGATACTTATGAAGGTCACGCTGCTGCGATCAACGAGTTTATGGCATGGTCCCTGACCAACCAAAACCTGATTGATGTGGCTTCCAAGACAATCGTTCGGAATCCTCTGGCAAAGATCACCAAGGCAGTCATCCGGTGGATGGGTCGTCTGGTAGGAGCTGATGTGTTCTCAAACATCCTATTCAATACAGAGATCATCTTACAGACCCCAGATGCTGATGTTAAAGTACCAGCTCCATTGCTGCTGGATCAAACCACCCATGGTGCCAACCCTGAGAATGCTGAGCGTCTCAAGGCTGTCCTGACCAAATGGCGTAGCAAGGTGGGGAACCACCTGAAGAATGCTGATCCAATTGATACCATCAAAGGTAAGGATGCTCTCAAGATTGCACGTAGTCTGGCCAATGACTTTGCCTTTGCAGGGTTTGATATGACTATGCAGGAGCGTCAGACTTTCACCATGATCCAAACATCCCTGGCAACAGAGATGGAGATGGATAAGCTGGCAATGGTCCGGGTTGAGAAACTCTATACCACTGTGATGAAAGATGGAGATCTGATCAACAAACTCACAGATGAGCAATTTGGTGTCCTTACTGAAGAAACCAAGGATGCACAAGGTAACACCAATCTGATGGCTTCGTTCTTGGCTCTGAGCCAAATGAATGAGGGCTTTCGTAAGATCTTGGCTGATATGGATGTACCAAAGTCACTAGATATTGACAAAAGCTCAGTAGATAACCTGTTGAATTCTACTGCTAATTCCATGATGGACGCTCTTTCGATCACCATTACAGGTGAGGGACGGAACAATAAGTCTATCAAAGATGCATTGGACAAACTGTCTCATGTGCTGGCTGAGCAGGAGACTGAGGCTGAGAGCTATATTTCCCTACATACCAATGGGTTACTAACCAAAGGCGATGCTGTAGGATCTAAGATCCTTGGTTCCATCGCAGGTGCAGTCACTAAATACACTGAGATTGGTATTGCCAAAACTAAGAGTGAAACTGTCAAATCAATCCTGCTGGGTGCTGACATGATTACTTCCATGCTGGACGCTGAGCGAGGTGGTGCAACTGCTAAGACACTGGTTACACTATCTAATAGATCCAAGATCTGGACTCCTATCAAGGAGCAACTGGTAGAGATCATTGGTATGACTGATGAAACCAAAGCTACATTACGGATCCAAGATAAGGTGAAGTATGCCGTGAGTGGTGTTCGTCAGGATTATCGGGAAACTCTTCCTGCAATCTTCGCTACCAAGTTCTCTCGTAAGCTTACCAAACGTGAGAACAAGACCTTGCTGTTTGGTCTTGCCAAGAGTGATGTGGCTGTACTGTTCAAATCCATGAATATTGCCCAGATCTCTGATCTATTTATCAAAGATGGTCATCTACAGAATGAGATTGGACGCCTTGAGTCTGAGGTATCTACTCTGGTTCCAACAGGCTTGACCAAGACTTATCGTAGTAAGGCTAAGCAATTGGCTAACTTCATGATGGGTAATGGAGCCGGTGATCACTTGTTGCGTAATGCTACTGCAATCTCAAAGCTGTCAGGAATTGATGTAAAGACTGGTCCAGTCTCTGTGAAACTGGAAGGTAAGATTGATCAACTGGTGACACTATATGCTCTGGATCTGATGAGCAAAGTGGACAAAGAAGTGATGTCTGAATTGGTTACCAAGGAACGGGATGGTGTTGATTACATGACAGCGTATCTTCGTGGTCTTCGAAATGACGAAAACCTCAAGGCTGTTGCTGCTGCTGGGAAGATCAACGGATACAAAGGGTTTATTCCCAATGAAGTCCAAGATGGTGTCTCCATGATTGTTGCTAATGACAGTCAAGGAGATGACTTGGTTCGGATGGGATATACCCGAGTTGGTTCCTATAATGGGCAGGATGCTGGTAAAACACTTCGGGGTTATTACTACTCTGCTGTCAGTGCAAAGAACACCTACTCACAGGGCGCTATGCAGACCGTACAAAGCTCCTACAACGGAGTGGACCCACGGTCAGGTAAAACTGTCGGAGGTGGTACAGCGGGCATGATTACCGGCACTGCTGCTAAATACATCAAGTCTCGGATGAACCGGACCACATCCAGTTCCAAGATTGCTCAGGAAGCTCTGCTGCCTATCTTCGATGATAATGGTGAAGTGTATGCTTATGAGCGTGCAATGGCTCCTGCGATGCTGAACCAATTGAATAAATCTGATCACTTAGGTGATATGATTGGTGCTTGGGCTGGTCGTCATGCTGAGGAAGAGATGAGTATTGTCTATAATGAAGTCTTGGTGGATGCTCTCCATGACCGGTACAAAGCTGACCAGAACACCGACAACGCTGAGGGTTACGTCAACATGGCTGACACCTCAGACAAGGTATATGCAGATAGCTGGAAGGTTGTCCCAATTGAGATGCGGGATTACATCAAAGAGAAGTTTGGGGATGATCGGTTCATGGTCCGAGAGGATATGATCAACAACGCAATTGGACATCGTAACGCTTCAGTTGCTGATGCTTGGACCGGAACCACACGGATGAATGATGTCACCAAGAATGCGATTGTAAAAACAGCCTCATTCATTGCAGGAGATCGAGCATATAAGCTGCTGGTCACAGGTGAACGTGCTGTCCAAACTGCTGTATCGGCTGCCAAGAATACCATTGTGATCCGGTCGGTATTTGTACCGGCTGCCAACATGGCTGCAAACATTGTCCAGTTGATGAACCGTGGTGTTCCTTTGCCGACAATTGCCAAAGGTATGCGGGTCAAGCTGGTTGAGATTACTGCTCACCTGAAGAACCTGCGGAAAGAGATCGAGCTAAATGCTGATCTTGCTACTGTGGGGGATGATCAATTCAAGCGTAGGAATATCCTTGCGGAGATCCAGTCGCTTAAAGACTCCAATCAGAGAATGTCTATTTGGCCATTGATCGAAGCCGGTGCATTCTCAACCATCTCTGAGGGTCTCACCGATATGGATGAAAGCCTTGTGAGTGGTAAGTTTATGGATTGGGTTGAAGGTGTTGTGGATACGCTTCCCGGTGCTGTCAAAGACATTGCCCGGTATGCAATCGTAAGTCGTGACACAGCCTTGTATCAGGGTATGAGCCGGGCTGTGCAGTATGGAGATTTCTTAGGTAAGGCCATCTACTATGACCATATGGTAAAGGCTCAGAAGAAGACTTCTGATCTGGCTCTTGAGACAATCGCTGAGGAATTTGTGAACTTCAACTTCCTTCCCGGTCGTACTCGTACATATGCAGAGTCAATGGGTCTCACTTGGTTCTGGGCCTTTAAGATCCGAGCCATGAAGGCTGGTCTGAGGTTGGCACGAGATAACCCACTGCGGTCCCTGATGATGGTAGCTGGAGCACCTTCGATTGACCTACCTGTGTTTGGTTCCCCAATCACAGATAACTTTGCAGCGGTCGTCGCTGATGACCGGATTGGTTACTCAGTGGGCTGGGGTATGTTGTTTAGATCGCCAAGCCTTAACCCGTGGATGAATTTGATGAACTAAAGAAAAAACCCCTCACCTTTCATTATAGGTGAGGGGTCAAGATTAAACGACATTAATGAGGCTGTTGTATTTCAGGGTGGTTTCTTCTCCTCAATGACATTCGTACTCAGCTTGTAGCAAAAATATATGAACCCTACGATCATGCATGGGATCAATAGAATTGCTGCTACATATGCAAGCGTAACGAATGCAAGCATGGCTCCCACGACGGCTGCTAGGAAAATGAACACTTTGACGTTCCCCCAGAGACTCATGGTTATTTGCGATCAAACTTGAAGATCGAGGCTTTCTTTGGAGCTTCAGTCTCCGGTTCAGCTTCTGTCTCAGGCGGAGTGCCTTCCTCAGTTGCATCCCCATCATCGTCAGGTCCACCCTCCATACGACCCTTCACATTGCCAAATGGATTGGCAGAAGTGGCCTGAGACTCTTCCCGTGACTCACCAGTTGAAATAGCCTGAACGGCTTCCTCAGTGGTTTGCTCTTTGGCAACAGTCTCAGGTACAGGATCAGTGGTCTTTTTGGCGAACAGAGAGACAGTCTTGGTCTTTGGTTTCTCTGCAACAGGCTCCGGTTGGGTCTCAGTGACCACTTCAGGCTCAGGAGTCTTCTCCACAGGAGTTTCAACCGGCTTCGAAACAGGTTTGCTCTTAGCCTGAATTTCTTGTTTCACCTCCTTAGGTGTCGGAGCAACCACAGGATCTTGAGACAGGTCGATATGATGCATCTCCAGTTTGATGGAGACTTCACCATATTCAGAACCAGCGTCCACCATAACCATGTGGAAACCATCAGGCATCGGTGTCGTAATGTTCACCAAGTGGGTGATATATGCGTTATTCAGAGTGATTTTCATAGAATCAGACTCCATTTCTTCGGTTTGTGTTGATTGGTCGGGGCTTGATAACTCGACTTCAACACGTGGATTGAGACGATCTAACTCACCAAATTTAAAATGTACCTCTGGGAGATAGTGGTAATTATCGTCCTCAAGTTTACCAAACTCCACTAAAGCATCAGAGAAGAATTTATCTACAACTGAGCAGACATTCGCAACATCAAACATGCGCATTGTCTGAGGATAAACGGTGTACGTGAGGACGATCCTTTCAAAGTAAGGCAGTGGTTCAATTAAATGTTCCACTGCCTTCTTGAAAGCAATCTTGGCCTTGTTCAATGTAAGGAAATGAACATTCCTATAAGCATTGAGGTTCAAAGCAAATTTCTTCTTTTTGCCTATGCGAACATGCATTGGTAAGGACAAGATCATAAAGAGGCTCCCATTTCTGAGAGCCTCAATAGCTTATCACTTCTTACCAAACAAGGACTTCTTTGGTGCAGCTTTATCACCAGTCTTCTGACCAGGAGCACCTTCTTTCGAAGCACCGCCACCTTTGCCTTTGGTCTTGTCGTACAGCTCATCGGTGTTGGCTTTGCACCAAGCGTCGTAAAATACAGCGGTTTCCAGCCCAGCACGAACTTCGGTCGAGGTCCGTTTACACTCAGTGCGAAAGACCTTTTTGGTCTCGTTGGTTTTACGAGTGTCCGAGGTATCCTCGTACTTGCCATCGACCGACTTCTGTTTGAAGCTTTTGATCTCTTGGATACCCAAGGTGATCGGCTGATCCAGCATTCCCATCAGAACAGGGACTTCAGTTGGAACCTCTTTTTTGGTGTCATAATCGTAGATGTTCTGAGTCTTGATTTCCATATCCTGATCACTCAGTTGGAAACCATTAGTCATCAGGCACAGGCTGTCAGCCATCTGGTATCCAGGGTAGAGCTGTTTGTCACCCTGTTTGTCAATGTAGAAGTTTTCACCCTTCTCATTCATGACAAAGATAGTCTCACGATAGGTGACAGGCTTCTTACCTTCACCCATATCCAGAAGGGCTTCGAGTACCAGGTTCGATCCACCTTTCTTCGTCGGTGCAACAAAGAGCATCTTGATGATGGCATCATACGCACCAGAGGTGACTGTACCGCCTCCACCAATGCGATCTTCTTCGGGAGCAAAACCTTCGGTGGTCTGGTTCTTAAAGATATTTTCCATGGGTATTTCCGTTCATTATTTCAGTTGAGAGTGATTGGCTCAGGCGTAGTAAGCCCGCAAGTGAGCCAATAGAAGTTCGCAGTCATTGTCTATGAAGGTCTCTTTCTTCGAGAACATTCCCATAGGACTACGGATTCGTTCACCAACAGTGTCTTTGGTGAGTTTCGTTTGGAATACATGCTTGAACCCAAGGTCGATTTCTTCCTCGGTAATGTTCAGCATGGAGGAACCATATGGCTCCAGAGCTTTGAGGCTCACCCGCTTGGCAGAAACGACGGTAGAGAAATAAGCTTCAATCCCGTTGTTCTTCAGAGACCCCTTAACAGGGATATAAGTTTTCATCTCCATACCTTCCAACTCGGTCTTGGTATGGGCAGTAAAGATGATTGTTTTGGAGGAGACCGACACGTAAGCCTGCATCAGATTCTTAAAATACTGAGCAAATTGACCCCAAGCCTGCATCGTGTCCTTGGCAGGAAGCACATATACAGACTCATACATATCCATTAGGAATGTAAGACTGTCGATGACAATGGTGTGGATATCATCACGAGTTTCAGCATGATCCATGGCTTCATAAACTTGCAGAGGATCACTGATGACGTAGGTCTCAAATTTGTTGCGGAATGGGAGGCGTTTGCCTGCTTCCGCACAGAGGTACATGACCCCTTCTTGGTCTTTGATCTTACGGAGACTGGCGGACTTACCTGACGCAGATTCCCCTGAAATCATAACCAATTGGTCGTTGATCGACGGTTCAATTACTTCTTCATCACTCATAGTATTCAACTCTCTTTTGGAGGTGGTTGGTAGTGGCATAGGGTAGAGGTAACTTATACCCAAAGAAGCAATCCTATGCCACCAAATTGTGGTAAGTTACTCGGTAATCTTACGAGCAACGGTTTGTAGAATGGTGGATCTCACCTCATCTACAGGTAGTCCATTTGCCAGTTTTCCATTGAAGGAAATGACATGAGACTCAACCTCATCGAAGGTTAAACCTGCATCAACCAAGGTTAGTGCAAACTTGATCAACTGGTTGTTACGGTTGCCAGAAGCAATCCGCTGAGCGAACCAGCGTTCGAGGTTGTCCAGAGACTCGAGCTTACCCACCTCTTTCTGATAGGCTTCATTCTTGGAAGTCTTTGGTACAAACTGAAGAGGATCCAAAAGCGCACCATCTGTGTGGACATGGAATGTACCTTTGGCACAAGTCTCCCACTTCTTGGCTCTCTGGTTCGCAGACTCGTCTGATGGGAAAGGTAACCAGTCCATGACATTATTCATGAACTCTTTGTAGTCAGTCTGATCCAGCTCCAATACATAACTAATTGGAATGATTAGACGAAAACGGTTTTCAGCATCTGTATGACGCTTGGTGGTGTATGTTGAGAACTTGTACTCGTCCATCAACTCATGGACATTCTTCAACGGGATAGCACCATCCACATCAATGACAATTTGGTTGAACCCAGGAATGACATTCTCCTCAGCTCTATGACCATTGACGAATGAGTGATTACACCACTGCATCCCCTGCATCAGAAATAACTGGTCTGATGATTCAAACGGAGCACTATCTACTTGATAGTTATAGGCAAAGCTATCTGAGTGGCTCAGCATCAGAGCATCCAAATCGGTCTGCTCCAAGGTCTCTCCTGTGAAGAACTCAATACCATCTGCAAACGTCTTCTTGATCACAATATGGTTCTTATACCCCCATGCCATAGCATAGTTGAGGAGGTCTGTTCTGGCTCCCTGCTGCATTTTATAGAACGGTAGAGCCTCATGCAGGTCAGCATGGGTAAGCTCTCCCTTGGACGCAGCAATGAACTTGGCCAGCTTCACGTAAGGCTTCTCACGAGTAAGCAACTGTTGGAAGCTTGCCCCACTATCCTCAACCAGTTTCATGGCACTCAGGAGGTGTTCCATGGAGATTTCAGATGCCTGTTCGATGAAGGCAAAGGCTCCAGCCAGCTTCAGCACTTTGAAATACCGGTGGGACAATTCAGCCTTACGGATTTCTTCATGCTCAGCATAGGTTAGAGCCAGTTTCTCACAGTCAATTTTATATGTGAGAAGCTCAATCCCAACTGCATCATCTACCGTAATCTCCCAACCGAAATTAGTAGGATCTGCCAGCAGCATAAAGTGGTTATGCCACTTGTCGATGGTAGCTACATTCTCTTGCGAGGTCAGTCGGTAGTAGATTTCGGTAGGAGTGAGATCGTCACCTGCACGAACATGCTGGCCCCATCCGAAGATACACCGTCTGGCATATCCCGTATCCAAGAAACTGTAGAATTGGTCTTCAGTCGGGCCTCCATCAAGTAGTTTGGAGGGCGTGCCGAATAACAGCGCGTTCGTAGGGGTCTTACCCTCAAGTTCTTCTCCACGGATATTCTCCGATGTGTTTTTGGTCAGCTTCTGCTTAACCAAACCTTGGTCATACAGTTCTAGAAATACAGTCAAGATCTCAGTGTTGTTGACCAGATTGGATCCAATTTCATCAATCTGTAGATTAATAGATCCAGCAGCAGACATTAGGAGTTTTTGACGGAGTTGCTTCACTGCTGGACCGGTGCCAGAGTCAAAGGTAAACGGGAGAGCACCCAGCAACATGAACTCTTTGTCCAGCTTCTGTTTCTCTTCAGCTTCCTCAGTACCCAATGTAGCAGCCCGTTCACATCCCATCTTCCACAGGTTCTCATCTGCTTTGATATTGAACGTGTCTTCCATGAACCGACGACGAAATCCTCCAAGGAAATCTTCTTCGATGATATGGACTGAGTGACCCTTACCAAAGCCAGACGTGGCCAAAGCTAGAGCATAGATATTGACAGGGATCTCACCCCGATCTTTAGTAATGATGACGGCTCTCATTGAGGCTGCCATCTTTGCAAGGAAGTATGCAACTTCAACCCGAAAGAATCCACGATCCGTGTTCTGGGTCTTGTTGCACAACACATCAACCATCTCTTCGATGACCATGTGGTGAGGTACGTTTGTTAGATCACGCATCAGGGAAATACTCTTTTCTTTGTTCACAGATTGAAGCAGCAGGACAAAACCCGCATCGTTTTGGTTCACTCTGCTGGGTGTGGATATATCCTAACCCCTTGCCTTTAGTGGATTTGTGAACCAATGCCTCTTGCATAGAGGTGAAGTTCTTGGTGGATTTCTTACCCATCTCGAACGAAGCTTGCTTGGCATAATATTTGAACTGAGGGTCACTCATCCACAGCTCACTGTCAGTGCATCGGACCATTTGATCTTGGTCCAATTGAGCATTGGTGGTGATATCGAGCAGCTTCTCTTTGATCCAAAGTTCAGTTTCACGAATACCCATGAGATTATATTTAGCTTCATGGACCCTATGAGGTGGGTACTTTGGGTTCTGTCGCTGTTGCATCCGAGACCAATCAGTGAACACATACTGAATACGCCCAATTTCACTGGTTACTTTTTCAGGATTAATCCAACGATAGATGCTCATCTGAATGACATAGTTTTCGTCATTGGATCCATTCAAGTATCCATAGACACCAGTGGTCTTTACATCATTCAGCTCACCGTCGATGATCAAGTCAAACTGTCCAGAGACCACTATGCCATTGATCTGACGGAAGTATCTCTGCTCCAACCATACCAAGACTGGTTCATCACCGGTATCAATCACAAACTGATCAATCATGGCTTGGGTAGGGTTGATCAAGATCCGCTTGATAAGCTTCTCTGGCATATCCAACTTACGCATTGTGGCAACGT